CGCTGCGCAGCACTGGGCAGAGCGCCATGGCGTCGATGACTATCGGATGATCCCGCTCGACGATCCAGCCGAAGCGCCGATCAGGATCGCGCGGCTCAATAATCCCAGCGCACCCTAGGTCGGCCTTTGCGGATGCCTAGATGGCAAAACCCCTTCGGTGCGCCATAGCCGACGCTGTAGGGCCACTCACGATCCACCCATGCCTGCACTTTTTTGATGTCAGCGCCATGGATGAAGAAGTCCACCGCTCCGACGCTGGGTGCGTTGTAAAGGTGCTCTGATCCACTGGCGCCGCCAACCTGCCGGTTAATTGCCGGTGGTCTGTAGCCCGAGGTGATGACGATCGGCTTGCCTCCAAACGCAGTGCGCACACGCTCCAGGAACGCTGCCAGCTCGGCTGCGGTGTCGATCTGGTGCTGATGCTCGAAGCGGCGCGCTTCCTGGTCAAGCGCGAACTCCCCCAGTCGGATGTGTGGTGTGATCCGCAAATCGAACGAGCTGGCTGGCGTTAGCTTGGCAGGCTGGCGCTCAACCTCGACCACTTTCAGGTGTCCCTTTGCCCATAGCTTGCCTTCAGCTTCGCGGCGGCGCCTCAGCCCAGCTTCGACGTTGGTGCCAGGGTTGCGGTAGAGCAGCATCGCCGCCGGCACTGCATCCCAATCTTTCTCACGCAACTCGCGGCTGATCGTCTCAAACCCGCTTGAGCCGTAGAAGCCGCCGCCCAGGTTGTAGGCAAAGCTGACCAGCGCGCATTGCTGATGATCGCCCATTTCACGCCAGTGCGGCACCGTTTCACGCAGTTTGGCCGCGATCCGATCCACCTCCTGCCGCAGCAGCATGTCAGCCTCGACCCGGTTCAACTTGTCGCCTTTCTTGACCTTCCGGCCGTCGCTGTAGCGGGTCGTGCCCCAGCCGATCGTCCACGGCTCGCCGCCGCTCAGCGGATCAGGGTAAGCGTCGAGATGACAACCCTCAAATTGCTGGATCAGCTTCAGCGCATCGCTCAGATCGACTTGCTTGCCGTCCTGGCTCCAGGTGGCGAACCAGGGACGATCGCGGCGCATCGCGGCCGCGTAGCCGTTGACGGCTAGATCCTGTTCGAGCTGCTGGATCGCTGCAGCCTGATGTGGATGGTTCTTGTAATAGCGAAACAGCGACTCAAGGGTGATCGGCGCGGTGTTGGCCACGATCAGCGGCGCTTAGGGAACATCAATTTCAGTGCCTGCAGCAGCAGTTGCACCCAGCTATTGGACTTGAGAGGTGTCAGCGCGATGATCTCGCTACCAGCAGCGATGACGATGGCGACGACGGCGACAGTCTGCGCGTCCATGACTAACGGTGTGGGCGTGCCTCTAGCGTAGCCACCCGCTGCTCAACGCCATTCAACCGCTTAAAGGTCTCTTGACGATCGGCGCGGATGTCACCATGGAGCACCTCTAATTGCGTGGCGATGTGCTCCACTGCAGCGGTGAGCCGGATGACGGCATCACGCGCCTCATCATTGCGGCGGCTGAAGCCCATCGCGCCCATCGCGGCCACGCTGATGGATGCCCCAGCAACAGCAGCGATGACCTCGATCATGGCCTCATGTTAGCGCTTACTGCCATGGCATCCCGCTGGCCTTGCTGGGATGGTGCTGCTCGTCAAGCTGCGCCTGCAGGGCAGCCTCAATTTCGGTGACTTTCTCGGCACCGAAGGCATCCTTGACCCAGCCGATGACCATCTCTTCGGTCAGGTCGGCAAACGGGATCAGCTTGTCCGGGCGCTCGAAGCCCAGTGACCCGTACGCGCCGCTGCTGTAGGTGCCGTCTTCGGCGGTGACGGTGTAGTGGGCAGTCATCACAAACCCGTCAGCGGTCTCGCGCTCCAGGTTGGCGATGTGCCAGGTAAATACGGTGGCCATGAGTTGATGGGTGATGGTGGGAGTTTAGGACGGGTGTCTAGTGAAGGTGACTACTGAGCCTCAAGCTCGTCAGCGATGACTAGGAACCACTGCGGTCCTTCACCATTTCCATCCTCAAGGTAGGTTTCAACAGCAGCTCGCAGGGCGGCAGCGATTTGCCGGCTTCGGGTCGCATAGTAATTACCAGCATCGACTGGGCTGTCCAGAAACGCATCCAACACCGCTTGCGCTTGTGGTGATAGCTGTATCATGAGTGTTTAGTGGGAATGACTACTTGCCCCAGCGGGAGAGTTCTTGACGTGCGACATCAAGGGCTGTGCCGAAGTCGCCGTCGTACATAAAGCGTTCACCCTGATGGCCAATGGTTTCGTACTGATTCCACAGGCGATCCTTCAGCGCGTCCCACTCATCTTCTGTCGGCCCCTGCGGCTCGGGCTGTGCCAGGGCGGCTCGGGCGCGGTCTACAACCGCATGTGCATCAGCGCAGTCGGCCTCATCGCCGTAAGCAATCCAGTCTTCAAGTTCGTCTGCCAGCTCAGCGCAAAGCGCTTGGAAGTCAGGCGGGTAATCTTGTTGGGTCATGGTTTCTAGGGAACTGTGGCCAGGGGCAGGAGCCGCAAACTCGCTGCCCTACCACTATAAGGTGTTACAGTGCTGCGGCTGACAAAGCACCGCAACGGATGTGAGATCCCGTTGCATAGGGGCAGGGGTGACATCCTGCCCCTTTTTAATGCCACGCCAGACCCGTTAGCGAGTAGGACTAGGCGGCCTTGAGAGCTGCTACTTCAGCTTCGAGAGTTTCGATGCGTCCGATAGCTTCCTTAAGCGCAGCGGTCAGCAGGGGAACCAGCTTGGACTGGTCGATGCCTTGGTAGACGGGGTTGCCGTCAGCATCCACCTCATCCTTGGTGCCAGTGACGCACTCAGGGACCACGGCTTGCGCCTCGTGAGCGATGAAGCCGTCAACGGTGCGGTCAGGGTCAGCAATGAAGTTGAACTGGCTGGGTTGCAGTTGATTGACGCGATCAATTGCGCCGGTCAGGGGGATAACGTTTTCTTTGAGGCGATAATCAGACGAGGTATTGTAAGCAGTTGAAGAACCATTGGTCGAGATGCTTCCAACTCGGCCACTTGGCGTTTCAAAACGCATCCTGTCTTGACCAGCAGTAGTCGTACTGCCGATTGTAATAATGTTTGTATCGAAAAATATTCCATTTACATTCCCACTATTTGGACGAGTAGTGCACTGAAACATTATGGTTGCATCGCTGGCAATCCTCATCCGCTCCGCCCAGCTTCCGGCTGTGGACGACCTGTTTGCAAAAAAGATAACTCCGTTGCCGCTGGAGCCAATATTCGCAACTGGACCACTGGCGTTTGCAAAGTTGATTCCGGGACCGTCTGCTGAAGAGCCATCTGTTTGGTTGTTTTGAACAGTAAGTTGAGGCTCGGCGGCCTGCAAACCTGAGCCAGTCTTATAAATAACAACTTGCCCCAAAGACGCAGAAGACGTGCCAACTAAAAGGCGTCCACTTGAATCACATCTGAATCGCTCACTGCCATCAGTAGCAAACACCAGAGCGTTTGTGCTTCCGTGTTGATACTGGACATAGCCACGGTATGCGTCTGCTCCGGTGGTTCCATCCGCAAATGCAAGTGTGCCGCTACTTGCAGTGCCGGTGACAATTGTTATACCTTGTTCACCACTTGAACCAACAACGAGCTGATTAAAGTTTGAGAAATAGCTGCCAGGCGTAGTATTGCCAATCCCTACTTTGCCTGTCGTGTAATAAATATCACTGCCAGTCGTCGTCCACTGGCTTGAGCTAATTGTTTGCCACGTTGGGGCAGAGCCAGAGCCGTTGCTTGTGATGACCTGACCGCTGGTGCCGTAGTTAGCGCCGCCAAGGCCGATCTGGCCACTGCTGCCGATTCTGATGCGCTCTGTGCCGCCTGTGACAATCGCCGTCTGATCAGCACCAGGGCTGTAGATGCCGGTGTTGGTGTCGCCGGTAAACGTGATGCCGGGGGTGCTGGCGCTGCCCAGTGCAGCGGTCAGGGTTCCAGCCGATGCCAGCAGGCCGAGGTTGGCGCTGGCCAAGGTGCCGACCGTGACCCATCCATTGTTCGCGGCATTGCGAATCTTCAGCAGGCCAGTGGTCGTGTCTGCCCACCACTGGTAGGCATACATGGTTGCCGGCTCTGTGGCCCCGCTGTTCTGGCTGACGATGGCCGACAGCGCGTTGTTCAGGTCAGAGCGAACGGCGGCGCCTGTGCCGTTGGCAATGTTGTAGTCGTGCTGAGCCATAACTAGGCCATTTTGCTCCTACTTTAAGCGCCCTTGCCAAATCCCACCGCAGTCCATAGGAAGTTGCGGCTCACTGCCGTGCCAGCGCTGTTTCTGAAGGTCACGTCAAAGCCGGTATTGCTAACGTTGGTGACGTTGTAGTAATCGCCTGTCGCCAGGTTCTGCGCCACGATGCCGATGCTGGGCAGGTAGGCATTGGTGCCGCCGAGGCCGGTGGTGCCGGTGAAGAACGCTTTGTCAAACGTGACCGACTTGGTGCCCGCGCCGCTGCTGACAGCTCCCACCGACTGCTCAGTTCTGCGCTGGAAGGTTGCCGAATAGCCCAGCTCATCAATCAGGATGTTCTGCGCCGGATTGCGGCTGATCAGCTCCGCCTTGAACTGAAAGCCGCGACCCAGGAAGGTGCCATTCACGAACTCCTGCCAGCCTGACCAAGTAGGGGTGCCAGCCGGGTTGTCGGGCGTGCGGCGCAGGTAGAGCTTGGCATTGACCTGATCGATGGTGCCACCATCCCACTCTGCCCAGTCATCAACTTCTGCCGTGCGGCTGTCCACCAGATCGCTGGGGAAGAACCCACGAGTGACGAAATAGCGCTTCAGGTCAAGGGCAAAGCTGGCGCCCAGGTCAATGGTGTTGGCAAACTCATAGGTGCCGAGCGTTTCGACGGCGCCGTAGAAGTCCAGCGTTGCGATCGAGTCGAAATCCGGGATGCTGTCAAACAGGCCATCAGCATCTAGTACCAGCGCGTCAAGGTCTGCGCTGTAGAAGACATCCGTTTTGGCGCCTTGGAATGGCGGTGTGTCCTGATCCTCGCGGCGGGTCTGCAGCAGCAGTTGCCCCACAGCATCCGGGAAGTCCACGATCACGCTCGCCTCAGTCGGGCTTTGGCGGCCGCCATCATCTGCAAACTTGACCAGGATCTCGCCTTCGACCAGCGGCACGATCGCTTCGGTGTTGTAGCCGGCAACCGCAGGGATCAGGTCAACGCTGTTGCTCCAGGTGCCGGTGCCATCGGTCAGGTTGGTGTGGCGGATGTGGACGCGGCCAGCAACGCGAACGTCCAAGTCAACCGTGGCATCCCAGCGCAGCCGGGCGCTGTTGGCGCTGATCGGTTCAATGGTCAGGTTCTGGACGTTGCCCGGTGGCGCGGTCTTGCCGACAAGGTTGAACGTCGCAGTCGCTGGGTTGCTGACGCCACCGAGGCTGTTGATCGACTGCACCCGAACTTCGAGTCTGCCCTCGTCAAGGCCATTGATGCGGGTGCTGGGGCTGTTGGTTTCGACCTGCGACCAGTTGTTGTTGCCCAGCCGGTAAATCACCCGGTAGGACTGCACCAGTTGCGTCGGCGGCACCCAGCTCAACTCGAAGGCGGTGCGGACGTTCTGGCCGTCGGTGTACAGGTGCTCAGTGCCGGTCAAGCCGGTAGGCGATTGCGGCAGGGCGGACAGGTTGGAGATGTCTCGCGTCTGCAGCTTGATGTCGGACTCGATCGCGGCATAGATGCTGCTGTTGTAGGCCAGCGCCGTGACGCCATAGATGCCGTCCTCGGCCTCAGCCACGCTGACGACACGGAACTGCTGCGTCTGCAGGCTGGTGTTCTCCATGACCCAGATGCTCTGGGCGTTGGGCGCTTCACTGAAAGCGCTCGTTACCGTGACCACACCGCTCGACAGGGTGCTGACGGTGCGGGTCTCGACCAGGCCGGTGGGCATCAGGACGCTGATCGTGGGCGACGTGCCCAGCGTGATGCCGGTGGCATTGTCCAGGGTGACGGTTGTGGTTGTTGCTGTCTTGATGCGACCGCCGCGCCTGCTGCCAGCCTTCATCGGATCGGCCACGTCGATCACCATGCCAGGCCGCAGCACAATGCCCGAGTCAATCGACACTGAAAAGGTGACGGTCTCGGTCAGGTTTTGCTCTGACAGCAGCGCCCACTTGCCCGCACGGTGCGCCTGCCCTTGCGAGTAGCAGCCGACTGCCTTGATGTCCTTGTTGATGATGCCGTACTTGGCAACGGCTGACGCATCCTCGACGTACTCGTAAGACACTTCGCCCAGGTTGTCGTAATCCTGGTAAGCAACGGTTGCCGTGGTGTGCCGTGCCTTCTGCGATGAGCCGCTGTAGTTGAACAGGCCATCAACCACGTTGGCCGGGGTCAGCAGATACTGCGGATCCGATGGCTTGTCCTGCAGCACCACCATGGCGCCAGCGCCGTAGTAGGCGATGCCACGGAACAGTGCGACGAACTCCTGGATGACGTTGTAAACCTCGTCCCTGCTGTTGATCAGCATGTTGCAACTGAACCGAGGCTCCAGGCCGCCTCGTCCGTTGCTGACTAGCGCGTTGCAGTACTGGCTGATCGCGTAGAAGTCGTAACGGTCTAGGCTGCTGGCCGGGATGCTGGCGCCATAGCGGGTGTTCGTCAGCAGATCCCACAGGCACCAGGCTGGGTCGTTGGTCCAGGTAGCCGCGCCGAAGGTGCCATCCCAGACGCCGCTGTAGGTGACGCGGCCCAGATAGGTGGTCGTGTCAACCGTGGCATTGCTGGGCAGTTGCACCTTGATGCCACGCACCAGGTACTTGCGGGCTGGGATGCCTTTGAACTGGCGGCTGTCAAAGCGCAGAAAAGCCAGTGCGCTGTTGGGATAGCGGAACTTCTCGTCGATGATCTCGGTGTAGCTGAACCAGAACGTGCGGTTCTGCCGGCGGGCGCTGGTCTCGTCAGCGCTGATGCGCTCCAACCTGATGTCAACCGGGAACGCGCCGCTCAGACTGATGATGTAGTCGCGCTGATAGGCGTTGGTTGTTTTGCCGCTGATCGTGTCCTCAAAGACGGTCGTGTAGCCGCCGCCGTTGTACTGCACCCTGCAGCGGATGCTGACCTCATGGCCAATGATGTCGCCGTCATCCTCAATGATCTGCAGCGCCGGCACCTGCACCGTGATGCGGGCACGGTCCACATCCGAGTCGGTGATCTGCCTGGTGACGGATGCAGCAGCAGTGATCTCGACGTTGACGGCCTGCTCTGACTCGATGCCGTTGGTGTTGGGGATGTAGCTCTGCGCCTGCGTGCCAGTACGAGTGACGACGCTGTAGCCGGTGAAGTTGTCGATTCCGCTGCTGCTCTGAACGGGCGTCCCATCCAGGTAGATGCCCTGCACGCCGTTCTCGATGCCTTGGATCTCGCCTTCGCTGATCAGGTCGAGGACGCTGGCAAATTGGACTGATTGCAGGCTGTCGTCAGCCTCTGATGGGACGTGCGTTGTG